TGGATGCCGGACAGGTAGTGCTCCCAGTCCGCGACCGTCTCAGGCAGCGCGATGTTGCCTTCGTAGGCCGGCGCCGGGGCGGGCGGGGCGGGCGGCGTCGGGCGGGTGCCCATGCGGTTGTAGGGCACGCCGACCTTGTTGATGTCGATGCCACGGGACGCGAGGAACCTACGCTCCCGCCGGTTCAATGCGAACGAGCGCATTCCGTTCCTCTCCTGCTGTTGCGTTTCGATGATGGTCATGCTAACGGTCGAACAGCCCGGCGAACAGCGCCGGTCCGGTCGGCAGTTCCACCGGTTCGACGGGGTTCGAAATCTCGTCGATCGTGGCGAGGAAGGCGCCCGCGTTCCATGCGGCTTTGAACTCGGCAGCCTGCCGGTCGGCCAGGGCGGGCGGCGTCGGCAGCAGGTTGCCCGGCTTGTCGCCACCGATCATCTCATCGGCGAGCTTGGCCTTGACCGCAGCCCTGGCGTCGTACCAGGTGCCGTCGGGACCACCCTCGGCCGCCTGCATGGCCGCGCGCCAGTCGTCGCGAGTGCCGCGGGTGCGCTCGGCGTAGATGTCGGCGATGGTGTCGGACAGACTGTCGAGCAGGTCAGCCATGCTGCGCATGTCACGGGCGTTGCCCATCGCCAGCCCGTGCGCGTCATGGATCATCATGCGCCCGTGCTCGGCGATGACGACCCGATTGGCGGCGCAGACGACAAAGGAGGCGGCCGACGCGGCGATACCGTCGATGAAGGCCGTGATGCTGGCAGGGTGGCGGCGCAACGCCTCGTAGATCGCGAGGCCGTCAAACACCTCGCCACCCTCACAGTTGACGTACATCGTGATCGTGCCGGTGACAACACTGCGCAGGGCGTCGACGAAATCCTGCGCGGTCACGCCCCATTCGCCGATAGCGTCATAGAGGTAGATATCGGTCGTCGGGCCACCCTCCATGGCGGCAGGCCGGTTCTCGATGCGGAACCAGGACCGGTTGCCCAGACGGGGCGGTGTGCCGAGTTGTGCGGCGGCAGCGCGCGACCGGCCTTCCTCCACCAACGCACGCACCTTGGCGAGATCGACTTTCACCGTTACCTCATCTCCTTCGCCATCGTGCCGAGCATGGCACGCAGTGTAGCGGTATCAAGGTCGTTGCGGCTCTTGTTGATCCACGTCGCGCGCATCGTGCCGCGGCAGCGCTCCCGGCCCTCGCAGTACAGGTAGCCCGCCCCGCCGTAGGCGAGGGCGGCGGCTTCGCGAGTCGGCAGGATCTCGCCGTCGATCTTCCGGCACGGGCCGCAGGTATTCTTGTCCAGCTGCTCGTCGGCCCGGAGCTCAAGGGTCCAGCCCCGCGGCTTCGCGGCGGCGTAGGTGTCGATCTTCCCGAGATTCGTTGCGCGACTCAGGCCGGCGCCGATGGCCTCGCGCGGTACGGCGTCCGTCAGCCCGTCCCAGTAGGTCTGCACGCCGTCGGTTACCTCGGCGACCGTCACGCCCGGCCGGAAGAGTCGCAGAGCCTCGCCCGCCAGGCCGGCTGACACGCGAGCGGCGATGCGCGCAACGATGCCGCGCGCCCACGAGCCGAGCGTCGCCGAGCCGGAAGCGCCGGTCGCTGCCGCCCGCACGACCGCCCAGGCCGGCAGGCGCGCTTCGGGCTTCGCAGGTTTGATCTTCACGCCCTGGTCGGCCGCCTCCTGCACCACGAAGTCGGCGCCCTCGCCGTACATCGTGATCATCGCGTCGAACAGCAGATCTTCGCCGAGCACCGGCACAGCCAGGGCGGCCAGCGCTTCGACGTCGGACGCACGCACCGCAGCCTCGATCGTTTCGACTGCGACGGCGTACTGCTCCGGGCCGACCCGCTCACCCCACGCCGTGACGGCGTCGTCGAGTTCCTCCTGCCAGCGCTCGCCGAGCGCCAGAGCCTCGGCGCTGCGGTCGTCGTCATCGGTCTCGTCCGGCTCGTCCTCGGCGACGACGCGCGGCAGGAGCACGGCGAGCGGCCAAAGGCTCGTGTCGGCCGCCGTGCTCACGCCGGTGCCGGTTCGAGCTGCGGCGGGGCGACGGCGGGCGGGGTGGGTTTCGGCGCCATGCGCAGGGGAGGAAGGCCACAGATGCGGGCGGCGTCGGCCGGATCAACGCCTGCCTCGATCAGCATCTTGAACGCCGACGCCTTCGAGGTGCGCTCGACGTTCTCCGCCTCCTCGTCCTCGGGGACGGGGTTCGCGTAGGCGAACGCATAGCCTTTGCCCATCGCACCGAACAACTTGAGAAACGGACCGTTCAGCGCGTCACGGATGCGATCGAGCCGGGGGACCAGCAGGCGGCGCGCGAAGGTCACATCGGCAGCGTCGGCATTGGCGCGGTTGACATCCTCTGACAAGCCGAGGATGTGACCATGGATGCCGAACGCCTCACGAATCTCTTCGCGGTTGACCCGCCGGAGTTCGGTGAACTCCATGTCCCGCTGCGTGTACTTCGTGTCGACCCACTTCGCACCGTGCTCCAGGGTGGCGACCGTGTGCGCATTCCTCACCCCGCGGTGGGAGTCCGACCAGCGCTGCTGGAACTCCTCCCACTCCGGGTCGCTGAGGTGCACCGGCATCTCGATGACGCCACCGGGGATGGCCGAGTTCTCGAAGAACCGACGGTTCCATTCGGCGGCGTATTTGGCGCCCCACAGGTTGTTGAACAGCGTCTGCACGGCGCCGGCACCGCGGTACGGGTCCCATGGCGCCGGGGTGCGCAGCATGACGACCTCGTCCGTGCGTAGCGGGATGAGCTGCCCGTCCGGGCTGCGGTAGACGTAGCCGTCGATGTAGGCCTTCGGGTCGCGGACCGGGGCCATACGGTCGGGGCGCACCGGCCACAGCTCGATCGGCCGGCCGCCGAGCCACACGACGACCCACCAGCCCTCGCCAACGAGGTCAACGTGCTGCTGAAAGCTCTCAACGAACAGCGACGGCGTGAAGAACTCGTTCGGCGTGTTCCAGACCTCCAGCGCGGGATGCGTCGCCACATGCGTCACGCCGACCTCTTCGCAGCATTCGCACACGGCGGATGCACGTGCACCGCTGGCCGCGAACTTGTGCATGTGCCAGTCGACGGCGGCCGTGCCCTGCGCCAGCTTCGTGACGATGGCGAACAGCGTCCCGTTCTGTCCGTACGCGTCGATGGCGGCGCTCTGCGACCCGACGAGATCCGCCGTCTGTCCGCTGTACCCGCGCACGTCGCGCTGGCTGACGTAGGGAGCGGAGGTCTCGGCGCGTGGCCGGACGAGGGAGCGGGCGACGGTCAGCAGCTCACCGACGGGGCTACGCATCGCGGTCACCGCGAGGGCGGCGGTAGGTGCGCCACCACGACGGCCCGCAGTAGGCCAGCATCGGGCCGACCAGTACGACAATCAACGCGAGCATCGCCCACGGGTTCTCGTTCACCGGATCGTGCAGCAGATGCCACAGCCAGTCACTCATCGGCGCTTCACGATCCATTCGAGCAGCAGCAGCGAGACGCCGCCGGCCAGGGCGCCGAGCTTCCAGTCCACGCCGTACGCCGACAGCGTGATCAGTCCCAGCGCTGCGAGCACGAAGCGCAGGGCCACCAGGAGGAAGGCGCTCACCTCAGCCTTGCGCCGTCGCAGCCACCGACCCAGCACGCCGAGCGCGCTCTCGCGTCCTGCCAGTGACCATGCGACCATGCGCCGAATGGTAGCCGATCATCAGCCCTGCGCATACGACCCGTTAGGCAAAGTGCCCGACGCCGTAGAAGCCGGTGTACACCGGGTCCGTCACCGTCATCGGCGCGATGACGGTGGGGCGGGGCGCCCGGACCGCGGCCATCTCGGTGTCGAGCATCGCGCGAGTGATGACCATGCCGGACGGCATGACCACGACGATTTCGAGGCCGCGAGCGTAGTTCTCCAGGTTCGCCAGCGCGTGGCAGTAGTCGATGATCTCGGCCTGCGACTCGGCGCAGAGGTAGCCGAACTCGTCCTGCCGGTTGCCGTACATGCCGTAGGTGCTGGCCAGGGCTTCGGTGTTCTGCGTCTCGGTCATGTCAATAGACTACACGACGCGTCAAAGGAATGTCAAGCGTATCGGCGCATACGCCCGGACATGCAGCGACCCCGGTACTGGGGACCGGAGTCGCTGGGTCGAACCCTCGTAGGTCGGATGCTACGCGTTCGGGTCGACCGGGGGGACGTCGGAACCATCGGCATCGCCAACGGCGTCGTCGAGCTGCTGGACGCCGGCCCTGATCTCATCGAGGGTCGCCTGCGCGGCTGGATCGAGGGTACCAACCTGCTGGGTCAACTGGTCGATCTTCGCGAGCACGTCCGAAGTCGTGTCGCCAATCTGCGCCTTCAGCGCGGTGAGTTGTTCGTTGGCGGTGGCCATGAGCGCTCCTAGAAAGTCGATCTTGCTCTCAATGCGCCCGATCGCAGCGAACGCCCCGAGCACGAGCTTGGCATCGGCCAGCCCCAGTTTCACGGCGCGCACCTCTTCCTGCTAGATCGAACAGTCAGATCGCACGATACGTCATCGGCGCAGCGCACGCAGCCCAGGCCGGCCGCCCATGTCGCGCTCGGCGCCGACGTAGCGCGCGGCGTCCTGCGCATGGTCGTTCTTCTTCTCCGGTTCCTCCTTGGCCGGCTTGCCGTCCGGCCCTTTCGCCCAGACGTAGCCCGTGATCTCTTCCACGTAGCACGTCGGCAGTCCTGCCTCGGCGAGGGACGCGTCGCGCTCGACGAGGCTGTCACGCACGACGTAGACCCGCGGCCGACCGTCGCCGGCTTTCCTCAGGCGCAGTTGGAACGCCTGGATACCGGGGCTCACGGCTTTCTTGGCAGCGACGGTCTGCATGCCAAGGTGGCGTTCCAGAGTGGCGCGATCCTCGGCATCATGATCACAGATGATCGCCCGGGGCCGCGGTTCAATCCACACGCCATCGGGCCGGACGATGCTCAGGATCTTGCGGGCGTGATCTTCAACCAGGCGGCCCGTGTAGTAGATCTCGCGGTACAGCCACAGCCGTCCGTCAGGGTCTTCTGCCCAGCACTGCAGCACGAACGGGTTCGTAAATCCGAAGTCGACGGCCCACCAGCGGACCCAGTCCTCGGAGCCGGCCGGCAGCGCGTCGACGAGGTGGGTGGCCGGGTTCCACTCTTCGTAGACCAGGCCCTCGGCTGCGACCCACAGCCCGCGGCGCAGACGCTGGTACCGCACGCCG